TGGAGGGCGCTGGGCTGAACTATCAAGCTACGGGCCCAAACCAAATAACATTCGGTGTATCACTAGAAGTTGGCGACGACCTAATAATATTTTCGTATACTTCGGGTGTGCAGTACCAAGCATTTGTCAGCCAGGCTGCTCAGACTGTCTTTAATACATCGATACCCACAAACCCCATAGTCTCTAATGTGTCTTATACACTTGTGGCAGTTAACGGTGTGATGCAAATGGAGGGTGTAGGTCTGAACTTCACAGTTACGGGTTCTAATCAGCTAACGTTCACATACCCACTATCCATTAATGATAATGTTTCTGTCTACGCATATACATCAGCTGTCCAGACTGGGAGTGGCCTCGGATATTTCCAAGATTCCCCGGCAGTGGTATTTGTGCCGCCTGTGGGCGTAGTGCCCATAACCGTAGCATCCGCATCAGTAACAACGAACGGCGGCAACATTCTTTCAGTAAATGTCACAAACGGTGGCCTAGGTTATGAACCCGTCCCATCATTTATGACTGTAGTATCACCAACTGGTGCGAACGCCATTGTTAGGCCTCTAGTGAACGCCGCTGGCGGGATTGTAGTAGTTGATATTGTAAACGGCGGCGCAGGCTACACAGTGGGTGACACTGTCACTGCAACAAGAGCTGTCTTACCAAACGTAGCATATGTCAATGCTGTTTTTGCAATTACATCAGTCGGCGGCCTGGGAGAAATCTTAGAGATAGTTGTCCTAAACCCGGGTTCGGGATATCAGGATAGCGTTACTGAAGTAAGTATTGTTTCTTCTCTAAATCCGCTCCTGGTATATCCGTTGGGAACCGGACTTCAGAGTACCGTCCTCACCGATATTAACGGCACAATCACGCAGGTGATCGTAAATAATGCTGGCGCTGGCTATGCTGTATACCCGCCGTACCTAGTGATAACGGACCCCGGTACTGGTGCAACGACTCGGGTCATACTGACAGGAGCTTCCGTTAGCGCCATCTCTGTATTGACACCCGGTACAGGATACACCCAGACTCCAATCGGTACAGTCTTTAATCCACCTACCGCACCGTTACCAAATCCACCAGCGACACCAGCAGTGGTGAATATCATTGTTGCAGAGAATATCTGGGGAACAAACCCATCCTTATATTGGCAGGTATGGGCCGGAGTGGCGACGAATAGACCAATTCAATTACAGATAAACCAGGTACTGTCATATTTTAAGGGTCTTGGATACACAATTATTATTCAGTCGAATCCACTAACAAACAATACAATGCAGTGGAAGATTTGTTGGTAAGCTGTTGACCATAGAAACTCACTGTGTTACAATGCGTTGATGCATATAACAGAAAAATTTAAGTATCAACCTTTAGAGCGAGTCACAACCGAACACGGACGAAGATATATTGTGGGGGAGAGTCGAGCACTTCCTTCTGTCACTACGATACTATCGAAAACTAAAGACCTGACTCACATACTCGAGTGGCAAGCTCGAGTTGGTAAAGAGGAATCTGAGAAGATCAAGAACGAGGCATCGTCTCTAGGCAACGGAATGCATAAGAATTTAGAAAACTATATTCTTGGTCAAGAAATGTCCGGCTCGGTAATGTCTAAAATCCTAGCTAAAGTTATCATCAAGGAAGCTTTTCCTAGAATAAACGAGATCTGGGGCTCCGAAGTTATGCTTTACTCTGCTGGCCTATATGCTGGCACTACCGACCTTGTCGGTATACACGACAACACCCATGCAGTCATGGACTTTAAGAATAGTCTGCGTGACAAGAAGCGGGAATGGATCGACGAGTATTTTATGCAGCTAGCAGCATATGCATTGGCACATAACGAAATGTACGGCACAGATATCAGTAAAGGTGTGGTTATGATAGCCACACGTGATGCTAAATATCAGGAGTTCATCATCGAGGGCTCCGAGTTTGAAAAGTATTCCAAGATGTGGGCCGAGACGCTCCTAAAGTATTACGACAAATACGGTTTAGAATAACTAATTTAGAAAGTATATAATGATCTGGGGAACAATACCGAACGAAGAGTGCCTAGCTCTTTGGAAAAAACTTAGAGAAGATTTAGAAAAAGAACCGCTCGATAAAAGACTTTCCGAAGTTGCGAAGTTCTGTTCTAGAATGCCGTTTGGGTCTAGGACACTGGACTATTACACTCCGAAGGAGTGGCCAACACCGTGGGAGATACTGTGCAACGGGTCTTTCTGCACGAGCTCCATTAGCTTGATGATGTACTACACAATAATCCTACTTCCGGACAGCCCGAATATAGAACTTCTTCTAGTCGAGGATGAGGACGGTATTTATCTTTTACCACTCGTAGACAATCATTATGTTTTAAACTATGAGCTAGGACAGATAAGTACATACTCGGACATAGAAAAGCTAATCAAAGTTCTGGGAAGATACACCCGAGACCAAATAAAACAAATAACATAGAGAGAAAAAGACATGGCATCAAAGGATATTCTCGTTGAAAAGAGAGACGGTACGAAAGAACTGTATGACGTTTCTAAAATTAAGAAATCCATTCAAATGGCAGCCGAAGGGCAGGATGTAAATCCACTCGAATTAGAATCCAAATTTAACCAGTTTTTGAAACCAGGAATAAAGACACGAGATATTCAGTTAAACGTTATACAGCACGCAATACAACTAGCAACGCCAAGCGCGCCGGATTGGGTCAATGTCGCCGGCCGCGCCCTTGCAATGGACGAATGGGCTAACTTCGATCTGCGAGGCAAATCATTTAAGGAAGTTGTCCATCATAATGTCGACAAAGGATTTTATACACAGGAGCTCTTAGACGCATACAGTGACAGTGACTTAGAAGAACTGGGCGCAGCAGTGAAATTGAGCAGAGACTTAGATTATAGTTATGCCAGTCTGATTACCGCAAAGAAGAAATATCTAGGCAAGGCAGAACTGAATCAGCACATGCATATGGTTAATGCTATGCGATTTGGGCAGCTCGAGTCGCCGGACATTCGAATCAAGTTTGTAAAGGATGTGTACAACGCCCTGTCTCAGAGAAAGATATCCCTGGCTACTCCATTCCTGTCGAATCTGAGAAAGGGCGGCAATATTGCATCATGCTTTATTATTGCAATCGAAGATGATATTGGCAGCATCTTTGACAACATTAAGCGAGTCGCACTGATTTCCAAGAACGGCGGTGGCATCGGAATATTTCTAGGATATTTACGAGCTAAGGGTGCAGATGTCAACGGATATGAAAATGCTGCCGGAACTATTGTTCAATGGGTCAAGATCCTTAACGACACGCTAGTGGCTGTTAACCAAGGCGGCAAGAGAGCCGGCGCCGGAACAATAGCCCTGCCCATATGGCATAATGATGTATTAGACTTCCTAGATATGCAAACTGAGCACGGCGATCCTAGAATGAAGGCGTACGACGTCTTCCCTCAGATTACTATGCCGGATATCTTTATGGAGAGAGACAAGAACAAGGGAGAATGGTACACATTCTGCCCGTTCGAAGTCAGAAAGAAACTAGGCATCGACGTCAGGGGAATGTATGGCCCAGCATTCACTGAAGCATATCTTAAAATAGAGCAAGCTGCCAAATCTGGTAAGATTTCCATAACTCGAAAGTTCGATAATGCTCGAGATCTTATGAAGATTATCATGCGGACTCAGTTCGAGACTGGCCTGCCGTATATTGCATTCACAGATACCATCAATGAGTATAATCCGAATAAGGGCGATAATAACGGCCACATCGGCATACCTTGTGTCAATTTATGTACCGAGTCTTTCTCCAATGTAAAGCCGGATGAGTTGGGTCACGTATGTAACTTAGCATCCATAGTGTTAGGTAATATCAGGGACTTCAAAGAACTAGGGAAAATTGCTGCATTGACTACGAAGATTCTGGATTACGGCATTAGCTTAACTAACGCCCCAGATGCTATCACTGCGGCACATAACAGTCGATATAGGACAATTGGTATCGGGCTACAGGGGTTGCACGATCTCTTGGCACGTGAGGGGTTAAATTTTAGAGACTTGGATTATATTCGAGAAATTTCTGAATGCGTAGAGTTCCATGCTGCAATGTCTAGCGTAGAGCTTGCAAAGCGATTCGGTTCGTTTGATGCTTTTGAACACTCAGAGTGGAAAAACGGCAACCGTGTGAAACAATTCAGGATTCACGAATCTGGCAACTATGATTGGGCGCTGCTGCAGACTGAGATCGATAAGCATGGATTTAGGAACAGCCAATTAACGAGTCCAGCGCCGAATACAAGCACCTCCATCTATATGGATTCTAGTGCAAGTATTTTACCGGTATACAATGCTTTTTTCTCTGAGGATAATAAAAACGGCAAGTTAGTAGTGGCCGCAAAGTTCCTTAAGGATAATCCTATTGCATACGCAAAAACCTTCCCTAAGCATACGGCTACGGAAATTATCGATGCTGTTGCTGAGTTACAGAAATTCATTGACACAGGGTGCTCTATGGAGCTAATATTTGACCAGCGTAAAGAGGACTTTAATGCTAAAGAACTTTACGATGCAATCCATTATGCTCACAGCAAAGGCATCAAAGCTATTTACTACATTCGGGCTATAAAGAAAAACGCCACAGTCGACTCCACTACTAAGGAAGAAGACTGCGGATCATGTGCAGGATAAAATATGACAGAACAGCTATTACAAAAGAAAATATTTGACGAACTAGGCAATGACTCCACAGTTAGCCGAAGCATCATCAACGGCAATACTACGGGCATATTAAACCTGAACAGTGTTAAGTACCAATGGGCATCCAAGCTATATAAGATAATGGTGAATAATTTCTGGATTCCAGAAAAGATCTCCCTAGTGGATGACAAGGTTACCATCAAGGAACTTACGAAAGACGAGCTCGAAGCGTTTAAGAACACACTATCGTTCCTAATCGCGCTAGACAGCATGCAGGTATCTAACTTGCCGAATATTGCTGGCTACATTACGGCACCCGAAGTCAGTGGCCTTTTCACGATCCAGGCATTCCAGGAATTGATCCATTCGCAATCTTATCAATACTTGCTACAGGAACTGTTTCCGAATACTGAGAGAGAAGAGATTTATAACTATTGGAGAAATAATCCTTTGCTCCTGAAGAGGAATAGATTCATTGCTAGTCAGTACCAGCAGTTTAATGAAGAGAAGACCCTAACGAACTTCAAACATGCCATTGCTGCAGATTATGCTCTGGAAGGTATATATTTTTACAACGGTTTTCAATTCTTTTATCAGCTAGCCGCCCGCAATAAGGTAGCTAACGTTGCTAAAATGATTAAGTATATTGAGAATGATGAAGTAACGCATGTAAACATGTTTGCGAACATCATCAGAGAAGTGTTCGATCTCACTAATGAAGCGGACAGGGAGATTTTGCTAAGTAACATCCTTCAGGCTGCCGAACAGGAAATTGAATGGGGTAAGGAAATATACGGTGATAGAATTCTTGGTATTTCACAGGAGAGCACAGAAAGTTTTGTGAAATATCTTGTAAATCAGAGAACCAAAATCATCGGCCTAGGTGTAGTGTATAAGGGATATACTAAAAATCCGTATGAGTATTTGAATTCAGAAAAGCGTGAAAACTTTTTCGAAACAAAGGTTACAGAATACAGTCGATCTGAAGCCGTTGATGGCTGGGACGAATTTTAATCAACAACAGACTTGAAATTTAAAGGACACACATGTTAGTACAGAAACAAAACGATTCACCTTACATTGCAGTATTTAAGGTTAGTACAGGTGAAGAGTTTGTCTGCAAAGTCGCGGACGAGACTACCGACACTTGGGTGATCGAACATCCGTTATGTATGGTTGCAACGCAGCAGGGTATGCAGTTTGCTCCGTTTATGATGATGGTAGACCCCAAAGGTAGACTATCCTTATCTAAGAGTATGGTGATTGTGAAGGCTGATGCAATCACCGCTCTCGAAAGTCAATACGAAAGCATCACGACAGGCATTGCACTGCCAAAGAAAAGTTCCATTATTGTATAACACAGGAAAAATATGAAAACAAGTAAGACTCCATACGAAATCAGACTCGAACTATTGCAACTTGCTCAGGTAATCCTGAACGAGAAGCATAAGGCCGCCGGTGTCGTAAACGGTAACAACCAGCAAACTTACCCTACAACAGAGGAAATTATTGCCGAAGCTGAAAAGATGAACGGGTTTGTGTCCAACCTGAACAATCACTGATTGACTTACGTCTGCCGTTAGTATAGTATTGCGGAATGATTAAGCACTTCTATAAACGACTTAACGCCTGGTTGGACTTCAATCCTCCAGGCTCTCTTACTTCCAAAGGGTGGCGCCTATTCAAGGCCGAATATAAAGTCAAGGCACCGATTAGATATTGGTTCAAGAATACAGCCAGACGTAAATTTTGGCTACCGATCGTATGGAAATACGATGGTTTCGTCGATTTTGTCCGATATAGGACAGTTGAAAGGTACCATGTTGTCAAGACAGGATTACCTCCCAGCTATACATCTATCCAAGAGGTGATGTTGCATACAAACTTCAATATCCTGAAGGACTTTGTAGAGGTGGAGCAAGCCTGGTCAGCTCACTGCTGGTCAGACGATAAAGCCCCGCCAAAATTTTGGCATAAGTTTGTCCCGCATTGGGTCGTAAGTGCAAACTTCCGGAATCCAGCTGCAGGCGTCAAGCATCTGGAATGGGCAGCTGGATTAGATGATCCCACTCTGCCGCCTGTCCAGCAATCAGTACATCAGGCTGTGACCGCTAGGGAGACCCTGGAACTATATTATTGGTGGGTGAATAAACGACCTAATAGGAATAGTCCCGATAGTGCCAGTTTTGATAATCAGGGCCTGGGATCTTTGGCAAGCCTAGACGAAGACTTTGACGACGCAGCACCAGATTTTATAAAATATATGAAAGAACAGGACATTAAAGGGGAAATCCTTAAAGACTGGCATGATGAGGACACCGATATGCTAATCCGTCTAATAAAGATTAGGCAAGACCTATGGACATGACATACGACCCATGCTTAGAGTCGGAAATGAAGGCAAGCAAAACCGTCATTGAGTATCTGGCAAATAGAGATATTGCAGTGGATTTCTATCAGGGCTTATGTAACACGCAGTGGAAGAAAGAAAATCTTTCTAACCCCCAAGATGAAGTCATCATGTCTAGGTTAAGGGGAGAGGAGTTGGGTCTATGGAGCTGCAGTTGGAGATATGCTGGCGGTATTATT